CCAAATTAGTTTCTACAACAACTTGGTTATACCAAGGAAAACCAGATTGCTGAGGTATGTTACGCAAGGCTTGGCGATAAGGCTCCCATAAATCCCTAGTAGCCTGCGGAATGTCAGGAAGTTGAGTCCAATCTGTTAACGCAATACGATCATTTCTTTCTGTTTTTATTGCCTCAGAAACTTCTTCAACAGTTGGCGGCGCAACATTAAACTCTGCAACTACCCCAAATTCACCAGCCAAGGCTCTAGCGTAAATGTTTCTGCCGTGTTCTGCCGAGTCATTTGGGTCTGCTGTAAATGGTAAATCTTCTGGGATCTCTTCAAACCGAACCGTAAGATCAATTAGTGTTTGATCCCGAGTTACCCATTTTGGATTTTTTGCATAAACAAGATTCATTATTAATCCTTAAGCAATACGAAGCCATGTGCCAACTAAAATACTTTTATTTGCAATGTTGTTATTGTAATTAGACATAACTCTCCAAGTCCCAGCCGGAGCGGCTGTTGTGCTTGCTGTTTGTGCAGTTGTGGTTCTGATAGCGCAACTAACGGCTAATGAAGACCCTGATTCAGTAGCACCGGCGCTATAAGTTGCTGTTGTTGATGTGTTATGTAAAGTTGCGTATGTTCCAACATCGCCATAACCGGTAGCGCCTCCACCTGATGCGGAAATTGTAATCGACCCAGAACCATTAGTAATCGTAACACCGCTTCCTTGGGTTAACGTGGCTTTAGTGAGAGTGTTTCCTGTGGTGTTACCGATCAGTAACTGACCATCGGTATAAGTAGTTTGACCAGTGCCACCAGATACAACCGGTAAACTAGCCGTTGCTCCGGGGACGATACTTGAACCGTCTACATATACTGACCGTTCCGCAGGATAGGTACAAAATACCGTTTTAGTTCCAGCGGAAAAATTAACCGCAGTTCCTCCATTACTAGACTCTAAAATAGTATTTCTAGAAAGAGTAGTTCCAGAAGACGTATATGTACCAATACCTAGTTCCCACTCTGTACCGCCCACAATAGAGTAAAAAGTAGTATTGCTGTCCCCAATTACAGAGAACGATTGAAAACCGGAGACCGCACCGGCTAGGGTTATCGTCCCTGTTCCGGTGGTTGTGGTGGTCTCCTGTACACGGTCTTTAATGACTAAAGGCATGATTAAGCAATACGAATAATTGCGTTAGAAGAATCGTTGGTCGGGAAAATGATTGTGAAGTCGCCATCTGTAGATGTCTTATCGCCGCCAAAATCCAGAACGCAGACAGAAGCATTAGTCAAAGTTGTGTTGGCATTGCTGTTTGCCGAAGGCGTGGTGTTATAAATCAAAGCGCCACGAGCCGTCACCGATACGTTCGGGAAAGTCAGATCGGAAAAGTCGCAGAAACCTGTACCGGTATTGGCGTTGATGTTGGTTGCCGTTACACCTGTGTTGGTCAGTGCTAGACCGCCAGCCGAATAGTTAGAACCGCTTGATTCGTTAGAAGAACTGTACGTAGTCGTATTGGCATCTAAAGACGCAGACGACGTATACAGAGCAAGTTTAAACGTGTCTGCGCCTGTGTCGCCTGTTGGGCGGAAATCGTGTACAGCCAACAAAAGTTGGGCTTTAAAAGAAGTGCACATTGCTTGGGTGATTGCCATTTTAAGGCTCCTTATTCATCTAAAAGTTTAATTAACTCAGGATGTCCTGCTTTCCTGAACTTGTTTGCCAGAGTCACATGGTGAGTTCTGACGGTTTCCTTCATGTAATACACTAAAACTTGCCGGATCTGATTACGGAACGCTTCGGCTTGATCCCGAATGGCAGGGTGCGTCTGTGAGCCAACAGAGATAATCTTGTCCAAAGCACGTTCAGCCATTTCTTCAGGCGTAAACCCACGCCCCTGCGTGGTTAGGACCTTGACTTGACTGCCCCCCAAAAGGAAGGCTACTTCGCTCATGCTGCTCATTTGACCGGATACCTCGCTTGTTCGGTTCTGTACATATCCTGACGATTCTTGCCCTCGCCCAATTGTTTCAGCATGGCAAGAGCCTCATTATACCGGGCTATGTAATTGTTATTGACATCCTGCTCGCCCTTCATAAACGTATAAGCCTCCAAAAGCGCCCCATATAAGAGTGCCTGTGGAAACTTTGTGCTCAACCAAGTCGTATTAGTTACAGTGGTTGAGACAATGGATGTTGGGTAATAGAAATAATGCAATTCCATTAGGTAAGCGGCATCCGGGGTAGGCCCAAGAATGTACGAGTTTTGATCAAAAATAGCATAGTGAGTTGGTATCCCTGTAGACGTTGGGATTGGAAATGACTCACGAATGTACTCAACGTCTTTATTAAGCAAGAAAGACTGCCTTCCTGTAACCGGCTCAATAACGGCTAATGAGAAGTTAGCCAGCCAATCTGATGGAACGCTTAGATATTGGTTGTTAATTGTGGCATTACCCGTCACGTTCTTACGAAGATCTGGGATCTGAACCGAGTTAAATATCCGATACTCTGCCTGCTCGATGAACGTATCAATCTGCGTCTTCGTAAGGAAACTTGTTGAAGAAACAGTCGTAATAGGAACCGGGGGATTACCCGTAGTTCCACCGTTAGGAGTATTGACTACCGTGTCTGGGAAATCGTTTTCACAGTACGCTTGGATAGTCTGAAACAGAGTAGCGTAATCCACCGCTTATCCCATCTTTTTGCTATGACTGTTCCCACGGGTCGTGTTCTTAGTACCACGAGTCCGTTGGGTTTGCGTGTTAGGCACGTTGTTAGGGTACCCATTGTTATTGGGCACAATTGGTACTTGCTTGACTGGCGTATCCATATTAGATCCCCGTTTTACGAACCATTGACATAGACTTCTTCTGGTTGGCAACTTTTGCCAGATTCCGACCCATTGCCTTCATTTGTGCGTTAGTCTTACCACCCTTAGCCAACTTTTTTACATTAGCGTCTGGATGAGCCTTAGCGCCCTTTTTAGCCATATGTGCCTTCAATGCTGCTTTGAGTTTCATTTTTTACTCCTAAGTTATTGTTACTGTTACGGTTCCTGTTTCCCCGTTAGCCACTAGGTTATTCAGTAACCCAGATAACTGCAAGGGGTTGTCTAAACCAACAGGGTTCCACCCCCATTGGATCTGTCTACTACCGCCAGACGGCGTTCCAAAAGCATCTACATCCTCATTCGGCAAGTTTAATGGGTTAGTCTGAATACCTGTAAAACCTGCTTGTATATAACTCGTATCTTTCCTTGGATTCTGTAAAGCCTGTGGATCATAAACCGGATACATCCCTAACTGTAACTGAGGCTGATCTGGCTCCCAGCATGTTGGACAAACCAGCAAATTGATGTTTTTGGTCTTGATAACCAATTTTTTCAGTTGCTTGAGTTTGTACTGAAATCCACATCTGTCGCACTCCGCTATTGCTTTTTTGCCAGTGGCAAACTTTGGGCCTGACATAACTTACCTTAGTAAAAATACTGGCGTGGAGCCAGTCGCAAGGAAGCCTTCTCTCGATCTTCACTTGAGCCTAACGCCCATTGTTCTTCATATGATGCCTTTAACATATCAATCCTAGTCTCAGCCCCCGGTATCTTTAGAGACAGATAGTAGGCCAATCCAGCCGCCATACAGGGGATCATACGGAAAGGTATGTCCTCGGTATTAATACCATTGCCAGCATCTTGAATCCGGCGTAAACGCCAGTAAACAAAGGAATAAAAATTAGACTGATCTGGGGCAGGCCAGACACAGATATTTGGGAGGTTTCGCACCGTCACAATGGCGCCTGCGGTATGTCCGGCAGCAGTTGAACCATCTACCCCACGGACGCAGTTTTGTAGGGTATTCCCTGATATTTCGTTATATCCGATAGTTTCATTGTCAAGTTTGATAAACCCGACATAGTTCAAACCCTCTACAGAACTAAGCGTAATAGTGTTGGAAGTCGAAGTAATTGTGGTCTGTAAGGTCTTAGTCGTTACATTGTCATACCCACTTTGACGATCAATCCACACCTGAATCGGCCTGCCTTGGGCATTTTTATTGGGGATCGTAGAGTAGGTACTACTAGAAATCCGGTTGATATTAATATCTGACTGATTTATACCAGTCTGGGTACGAATCACCATGTCCATCAAATCAATGGTGTCCACGGGTAGAGCATAACAAATCTGTCCCTGATTTATGGGGATCGATCCCTGCTCAATAGTCCACAGGTTAATACCTCGGTTAGCCCACTCAATCGTCAATAAGTTAAGGGAACGACGGGCTGTACGTAGGTCATAGCCAGTACGTAACTCAGCACCACAACGCTCAAAAGCCTCTTCTACGAGGTTATTGAGGTCTAGGTTAAAGGTGGTCGTCCCGGTTGTGCTCATTTCATCTTCTTAAG